CTAATAAGACGTTCCCACAGGGATAATAAATATATATATGAGCACACAAGAAAAAAAATTATACAAAGACATCACATTAAAGTCAAAAAAAGCCTACACTCAGGCATCTGGACCCAGAGCCTACAGAGGCATCAGCACAGTGGATCCCAATGCTACCAGTTTCAACCTGTATGATGTTGCATTGATTAGGCAGGACATATTGAATCATTTTCACATACGTCAAGGAGAAAAACTGGAAAATCCTGAGTTTGGCACCATCATTTGGGACAGTTTGTTTGAACCCTTGACAGAAATGATTAAACAACAAATTATTGATAATGTGACCACCATAGTGAACTATGACCCTAGAGTGCAGGTAAATGGTGTAACTGTTGACACCTACGAAAGTGGCATACAAATACAGTGCGATCTCACCTATCTTACATACAATATATCAGAAAGTCTGCGTTTAAAATTTGATGAAAAACTGGGTTTAATCAGCTAGAATTAACAGAGCATTTAATCAAACCTAATAAATAACTTCATATAACGGAGATATATGTCATCCACAGATAGATTGAATAAATTATTGCTGGCAGAAGACTGGAGAAAGGTCTATCAGAGCTTTAGAAACGCTGACTTTACCAGCTACGATTTTGACAATCTTCGCAGATCCATGATTGGATATCTGCGTCAAAATTATCCAGAAGATTTCAATGACTATTTAGAAAGCAGTGAATACCTTGCCTTGATTGATTTGATTGCTTTCTTGGGACAAAATATTGCTTTTAGAATTGACCTCAATGCTAGAGAAAATTTTATTGAATTAGCAGAGCGCAGAGAATCTGTGTTGAGACTGGCTAGACTGCTGAGCTACAATGCCAAAAGAAATCAGTGTGCCAATGGACTTTTAAAAATGCAATCAATTTCCACTACAGAAGGAATCATTGACAGCAACAATGTGAACATTGCCAATCAAACCATAATATGGAATGATACCAGTAATCCAGATTGGTATGAGCAATTTATAAAAGTAATGAATGCTGCACTACCAGTCAACACCAAAGTGGGTCGTCCCAACAAAAAAGACACAGTGGATGGTGTTCCTGTGGAACAATATCAATTCAATTCTAATTTACAGGAAACTCCAGTGTTTACTTTTTCCAAAAGCATAGACGGAAGAAACACACAATTTGAAGTGGTATCAGTGGATGTGAATGCAGGCATCGTTGAAGAATTGGCGCCATTACCCACAAATAAATTATCTTGTTTGTACAAAGATGATGGCAAAGGATACTCCAGCAGCCACACAGGATTCTTTTTTCATTTTAGACAAGGTGTACTGCAGCAAGGGGATTTTAATGTGGCACTATCCACACCCAACCAAATAGTGAGCATTGATGCTGACAATATCAATCAAACTGATGTATGGCTTTATTCTCTGAACAGCAACAAAGTAGAACAAGAATTATGGACCAAAGTTAGTGCCACAGAGGGCAACAATGTGATTTACAACAGCACTGCTAAAGGTATTAGAAATATTTACAGTGTGATTACTAGAACAGAAGACAGAATCAATCTGCAATTTGCAGATGGAACTTTTGGCAATTTACCCAAAGGCGGGTTCAGAGCCTATTATAGAGTGAGTGATAACAGACAATTTAAAATAGTGCCAGCCGATATGGCAAATATAGAAATTCAAGTGGACTATCTCAGTGCATCAGGCAAAACTGAAACACTCACCATTGCTATGTCATTGCAATACACCATTGACAATGCCAGCAATTCAGAAACCACAGCATCTATAAGAAGCAATGCTCCATCCACTTATTACACTCAAAACAGAATGATTACAGGTGAAGATTACAATGTGGCTCCATTGTCAACCAATCAAGAAATTATTAAAGTTAAGTCAGTTAATAGAACCAGCAGTGGAATTTCAAGATATTTTGACCTGTTAGATGCCACCAGCAAATACAGCAGCACTAACATATTTGGCAATGATGGAATCATTTACAAAGAAAGAATAGACAACAGCATCACGTTCAGTTATGTCAGCAGAACAGACATAGAAGGAGTGATCAACAATGTGATTGAACCTTTGGTTTCTGAAAAAAAACTTTTTAACTTTTATCAAGACAATTTTCCATTAATATTAACCACAGATGTTAATTATTATTGGTATCAAAGCAGTTCAGGCAGCAATATCTCCACAGGTGGTTTACAGGATGTGGACAATAAAAAAATTGCAGTGGGAACATTCACACAAAGTGTTTTAAAATATTTAGAACCACAAGCACAATGTAAATTTGTTGCGCCCATAGGCTATCATTTCATGCCTGACGGCACACTGATGCAAGGGTCTGCCAATCATCCAGGAGCTACTGACTTTCTATGGACCACAGTGATTAGAGTGATTGACAGTGGCACAGTAATTCAAGCGGATGGCACAGGACCTATCGTATTCAATGATATTGTTCCTACAGGAGCAATATTAACACAAATTATTGCAAAATTTTCAAAAGTGCTATCCAGTGATATCAAATTACAAATGTTGGATAAAATATTTTCTAACAGTGTATTTGGTTTAAGATACAACACTGCTGTGAGAGATTGGGTGGTGATTGATGAAACTAACTTAAATTTGTTTGGTAGTTTTAGCACAGGAAAAACAGGAGACAACACTAATCAACAACTGGATGCCAGTTGGCTGTTGTTGTTCACCACTGACACTGATTTATACACAGTGACCTATAGAGGAGTGAGATATGTTTTTGAAAGTGACAAAGAAATACGTTTTTTCTATGACAGCAACAACAAAGATTACGTGGCTAACGTAGGTAAAGTGATTAAAGATAAAATTTCTGTGCTATCTATCAACAATGCTCCAGGAATACTTACGCCTATGCAAAGCCACGTTGATTGGCAAGTGCTGCAAGAGTACAGAGATACTCAAGGCTATGTTGACAGCAAAAAAATTGAAGTCACTCAGTTTGATTCTGATGATGATGGACTGATGGATAATCCAGACGCTTTCAAAAATATTGTAGCCAATAACAATTATATATTTCAGAAGAAAATTACCACAGCAGGAGTGGAAGATTTTAATTATGTATCAACAGATTTAGAAAATATTGTAACAATAACCAGTGAAAATCAGATAGGAGCTTATAGTTCATATGATACTGACACTGTATTTTACAATTCAGTGACAAATGTATTTAAAAAACTATCAAAAGCCACTTTAACTATTGCTGTGACTGGCAACTATAAGGCACATTTAGGCAGATCTCAATTAAAATTTCAATATGTTCACAGTGCAGATAGTGCTACTAGAATAGATCCTAGTGTAACTAATATTATAGATGTGTTTTTGTTAACAAGATCATACGACATCTCTTTTAGATCATGGTTGGATGGAACAATAGAGAACAAACCATTGCCATTAAGTTCAGATAATATGTATAAGAATTTTGGGCAACAAATTAATCTAATCAAATCTATCAGTGATGAAGTAATATATCACCCAGTGAAATACAAAGTTTTATTTGGTGACAAATCAGAATCTAAATTTCAAGCCACATTTAAATTGGTTAAAAACCTAAACGAAGTCACAAACAATGATGATATCAAAGTGCGTGTAATACAGGCAATCAATCAATATTTTAATCTAGAAAATTGGGATTTTGGAGATACATTTTATTTCTCAGAACTAAGCACCTACGTAATGACTCAACTGGCTCCAGACATAGTTACTTTTGTGATTGTGCCTGATCAGGCTGTGCAAACATTTGGTAGTCTGTATGAAATTAAATCTGAAAGTGATGAAATTTTCATCAGTGGGGCAACTGTGCAGGATGTGGAAATAATTGATGCATTGACTGCTTCTAAATTGAGAGCAGATGGCTTTGTGGTCACTGCTACCAACACAATCAACACAGGCATCACCAGTGGCACCAGCAGTGTTGCTACCAGTTCTAACAGTAGCGGAGGCTCTGGATCTTCTGGAAGCTCTGGATCTTCTGGAGGATATGGTTATTAAAAATGGCATACGATAACAATCAAGAAGAGTCAGCACTTCCCACATCAGCAGATGGTTCTGTAAGTCGTAAATCAAGCGATTTACTGCCAAGATATTTTAGAACTCCCACCAACACAAAATTTTTATACAGTACATTAGATCAACTTTTAAATCCTGGTACAGTTGAAAAAGTAAGTGCATTTTATGGCAGAAAAAATGCCCAAGCGTTTGTGCCTAATGACAACTACATCAATGAAGTCAGTGATGATAGACAAAACTATCAATTAGAGCCTGTGGTAGTACGCAGAGACAATCTTAACAATGTTTTGTTTTACAAAGATTATGTGGATTACATCAACCAAATAAAAAGTCTGGGTGGTGTTGTGGACAACCACAGTGTTTTAAATGCTGCAGAATACTACAGTTGGAATCCCAATATAGACTGGGACAAGTTTATAAATTTTAGAGAATACTATTGGTTGACCTATGGCCCTAACCCCATCACCATCACAGGTTTACAACAGCAAGTACAAAGCACTTATACAGTGACGCTGAGTGATAATCAAGACAATGTGGCCTACATGATCACACCTGATGGTCAAACAGTGAATGCTACGCTTATTTTGTACAGAGGCATAACCTATCGTTTTGATATTAATACTCCAGGCTTGCCATTCACAATCAAAACAGCAAGAACTTTAGATTCAGATTTTAATTTTGTAGACTCTCCCAACGGTGTGAGTGATCAAAATGTTGAGCAAGGCATAATAACTTTTGTGGTGGATGCAAACACTCCAGACATACTTTATTATGTAGCTGCCAATGATATCAATGCCTACGGATTGATACAAATTGCTAACATAGAAGAAAACAGTGAAATAGATGTGTCAAAAGAAATTCTAGGCAAGAAAGACTATACTTTAACCAACGGTATATCATTATCTAATGGTATGAAAGTTAATTTTAAAGGCAATGTTACTCCTATCCAATATGCACAAAATGATTGGTATGTGGAAGGTGTTGGCGAAGCCATTGTATTAGTGAATGAACAAGATCTTGCTGTGCCCAGTGATATTGCGGATGATAATCTTGATGCATTTGACAATGCAGGAGACTTTTTTGACAAAGCAACATTTGACATAGATGATTTGAATGCAGATGTGAAAGATTATATAGTAATTAAGAAAAATTCACCAGACAGAAATCCTTGGTCAAGAATCAACAAATGGACTCACAAGTCAGTGATACAGGCAGTGGCCACATACAATGGTGTGCCATTAGAAGTGGACGAGTCTTTGAGAGCGCAAAGACCCATTATTGAATTTGATGCTGGTTTAAAATTGTATCAATTTGGCACATTTGCCAAACAATATGTGGATGTGATTGACACATTCACCACAGATGTTTTTTCCACCATAGAGGGCGCCACAGGCTACAATGTGGATGGAGTGGATTTGGTCAACGGCATGAGGATACTGGTGACAGCTGATACAGACATACTGGTAAAAAACAAAATATTTGAAGTACAAATTATCAACTTTGGCGGCGATGGTGACCCAACAAATAAGCAAATATCTTTGCAAGAGATTGCAGATTCACAACCTTTAGAAAATGAAGTGGTTTTAATTTTGAACGGGCAAGTTAACAAAGGTAAAACGTTTTATTATGACGGAACCACTTGGAAACAAGCTCAAGAAAAAACCAAACCTAATCAAGCACCGTTGTTTGATCTTTGCGACAGCGCAGGGGTAAGTTTTGCTGATCAAACAAAGTATTTTAGTTCTAGTTTCACAGGCAATAAAGTTTTTAGTTACAAAATAGGCACAGGTGTGAATGACTCGGAGTTGGGATTTCCTTTATCTTATAGAAATGTCAACAATGTGGGTGACATAGTATATGATTTTAACTTATTGATAGATTCTTTCAGTTATCAATCAGGTGATGCATTAGTATCTAAAAATACAGATGTAGGTTATCTAAAAAAATTCAGCACAAGAACGACAAAAGTGTATGCTCATGGTTGGAGCAAGGCCGCACACAACAGCAGACAAATGATAATAAGACAGTATGTTGGCACTGCACGCACCAACGACTTTGCCATTGATCAGTATGAAAACAGTGGATTAATACAAAATTTAATCCTTAAAGTTTATGTCAACAGAAAGTTATTGCAGTCACATGAATTTACCACGTTTGTTAAGAATGATGTCAAATATGTGAGACTGTCTAAAAAATTAAAAGAAAATCAATCCATAATACTGAAGACTCACTGCAATGAAGTAAAAACTTCTGCAGGATATTATGAGATGCCTATTAATTTACAGAGTAATCCTTTTAACAGCAACATCTCCAGTTTTACTTTTGGCGAAGTCAACAATCACGTGGACAGCATAATTGAAAATTTAGAAACATTCTCGGGCATCAGTCCAGGATCCAACAATCTAAGAGATCTAGGTAATATGACAATATATGGTACTAAGTTTGTGCAGCACAGTGCACCAATAAATTTAGCATTGTATCATGTAGCGGAAACACAAGCAAACGTAATTAAATCAATTGCGTATGCTGCTAA